TAAAAACATACCTGTAAGTATTGCTACAAAATGAGATACTAACAAATACATTGTTATTACTTCCATTCTTCTAAAGTATTAATTTTTAATTTAAGTTCTACTATATCTTTTGTTTGAACTGCATTATCTAATCTAAGCTTTCTAACTTCTTTTAATAAACTTCTATTGTATTCAGCTAACTCATTTATAGTGTCCATTGCTATTTTAAGAGTTTCTAAGGCATCCAATTTACTTTTTGGTGCATTACCCTTATTTATGTCGTGCATTACCTTTATAAGCAAGATATGCAATTTGTTTTTATTTAATAGTAATTGTAATTCATCCATAGTTTTAGTTTTTAGTTTATAGTTTTTAATCCGTTTATTCCTCCAATTGTAAAACCCATTCCTGAGTTAAAGTCAAAACGTAGAGGTTCAGAAAGGTTTGTGCATCTGCCTCCTGTTTCTTTATCCTTAATTTTTTCAACTCTAATTTCTGTCATCATCCATAAGTCAGGATGGTTTAATAATCTGTGTATTGAAATGAAGTCATCGCAGCGGTTCGCAAATACTTGGCCACCTTCCACATCACTCTTTTTACAAGGTTGTATGTATCCTTCTAATAAATGTTTTGGTGGATAAACTCTACGTGCTGATTCTGTTTGAGGGTGAGTATTAATGTAAACTGTTTTTTTAGTTTCATTACAAAACTGCCTAACATCATTACAGAATTGATAATTACGTTCAAACTGATTAATTCTTCTGTCGTGATTCATTCCTGTGAACGGATCAATCAAACAATTATCTGCACCAGATTCTTTAAATAATTCGAATAGTTGTTTATGGTCATATACTTTTGCATTATCAATAAAGATAAAATACTTACTAATCTGGTTATTATTAAATCTTATTTCTTCTTTAGTTAATTCATTTAATTTTTTACCTGTATACATTTGTATTAAATCTCTAATCAATTGACCAGCTTTGTTTTCGCCTGACCATATAACGTGTTTAATCTTATGGTGTTTAGTTAAGCAAAGAAAGTAATATAATATCCACGCTGTTTTCCCAACATTATCCAATCCAACTATTACGTTGAAATTGCCCTGCTTATATCTAATGTAATTATCTAACTCTGTGTTTATTCCTTTACCAAGTTTTATTTTACCTTCTTGAAACCTATACAAGTATTCCAATGAATCTTTGTTTTGTAATATCATTTGGATAAAAGGTTTTTTAATTCATTATCTACTTTTAAATTAGGGTCTGTAAAAAGGGTATTATCTTTTTTTATTTTATCTTTTATTATATTATCTTTTCTTAATGCTTGAGCCTCGCTTGAAGCGCTGCTTAACCCTGGCTTATTATTAGCTCTAATTGAAGCACTTATTTTACCACCTTTACGACCATTCTTTACGTTTGTTTTATGTTGTTTTTTTCTTTCTTTATATTGTTCATCTAACCAACTAATAATAATATTTAAATCATCGTCAACTTTAATTAAATTAAATTCTAATAATGTTTTATAACTTTCTGGTATTATTTTTTGCAATTGTAATTTACTTAATTTGCATTCTTGTGACCAATAGTAACAACAAAGCTTCATAAATGCTCCTTGTTCTTCATAGCTTAAAAAGCTTATATTTCCTGTAATCCATTGTGCTGGATAAAATTTAAAGTATGGTAGTTCTTTCATAGTTCTAGTTTTTCTTGTTGTAAATCTTTAGCCCAAATAAAACAATTATCATATTTATAACTTGGAATAGTATTATTTAATATATATTCTTTTTCATATATATTTTCAATAAATGCAAAATCATTTTTTAATTGTATAAAAACAAAAAAATCTGCATTTGAGTGATCATCTAATTTATCTATTTGACAATTAAAAGTATATGTTTTTTCTTTAGTCGCTTTTACTTGATATGTAAAACCTTTCCAATCAGCATAATCAATTTGTTGATAATCTCTATCTTTTAACTGTTCAAAAAGTAATTCATCTTCATAATTTTTTTTATACCATAATTCAAATATTTGTTGTCCAATATCACCAGTTGATTTATTTATTAAATTATTAGGTATTTTAATTTTTGCTTTGTATGTTCTCATAGTTTAGTTTTTAGTTGTTATTTATTTTTTATAAAAGAACCATTTTTCATAATTCCCTTTCTTTTATTTATTACATGATATGCTGAGTTTATACATTCTTCAATAGTACAATTATTAAAATAAGCTATACTTGTTAATACAACCACGCAGTCTCCAATAGCATCAATAATTTCTTCATTATCATTATTAATAATAGCTTTAGCTAATTCGCCTGCTTCTTCTTGTAACTTTACGTATTGAGTTTTTATATCTCCTTTTTTATATATTTCTTTATCATTAGCCCATTGTCTAATTGTTTCAAATTCATTATTTAATTTCATAATACTAATTTTGCTTTTATGTATTTACAATGTTTATAATTTTCAAGTGTGTATTTTTTATAGTTACCAATTAAATTTGGTAAAACATAATTTTTATTGTTATAATATTCTTTAACATTTAATTTATGACATTCATAAATATGAGCATCTGCTATATTAATACCTAAAATATTAGCTTGTAAATTACATTCATTTGCTATCGTATGTAAAAATAAAGCTGCAAAAATTATATCATAAGGTAGTCCTAAAAACAAATCAGAGCTTCTAAAATTTATACTCATATTTAACTTGTTATTAATACGTACAAAATTTAATTGAGTATAGCAGCACGGTAAAGCTTGCTCATTTAATTCTGTAGGATTCCATAAACTGATTATAGCTCTTCTTGAATTATTATTTATTTCATTAATAATATATTTAACTTGGTCAAAAGATCCATTATAATTTCTTAATTGATACCCATATATTTTACCTAATTTATTATTTTTAGCAAACTCATTCCACCAATTAATATTATTATCATTTAAATATTTTAAATCAGTACGGCCCTCATAAATCCATTTAAATTCAGCAAGAGCTTTATCAAAAAATATTTTTTTACCTGTTATAATTGGAAAGCCACTATTTAAATTTATATTAAAAGATTGGTTAAATAATTTATATGATTTTTCTTTTGTTCTATTATTAGTTAAATCACCATTAATTAAACAACGCATTAATAATTGCTTATATTTTAATTCAAATAAATTATTATTTTCCATTTTTATAATTATTTAAAGAACCTAAATAAGCAACCGCATCTAATAAATTATCTTCTTTATATTTATTTGACGCTCTTGCTAATTTTAATGCAATCAATACATTATATGCATCTTCTGTTGTTATCTCTTTAGAACTCATTTCTGTAGCAATACGAGCTGTTTTACTCATGCATTCTATAAAATTACCGTATTGTCTTTCTTTTTCTTCAGACCTTTCATTTACAATCTGATTTGCTTTTTTTAATATATTCATAGTAGTAGTTGTTTTTATTATATAATTTGTAAAATAATTTTTCAACTTGGCTTAATGAATCCCAAGTATATATTTGATTAAAAGTAATTGAATCACCTTTCGGCAACTCAACTACTTCTTTTTTTGGTTGTTTAAAATCTATATACTTAAAACCTTTTTTTGTTGGTTTATATGCACAAGCAATTGTTGTTGGGTGAAAGCCCCATTGCTCAGCAAGTTCTGGTATTGTATAACCTTCAATTATTAATTCTTCTATAAGATTTGAAAGCGATTTTAAACCCTTCATCATTTAATAGTTTTATAGTTTGTTTATACTTAAAAGGGTAAATCACCTTCTTCTTCAACTGCAATTTCTTCTTTTTGTTTACTGTTATCAGCTTTGAATACTTTCCAAGCATCTAAAGAAGTAAAGTATTTACCTTTCCATTCATTAGTTTTTACATTAAAGTCAACATCAACTACATCACCTTTAGAGTTGTATTGTAAAAAGTTATTTACTTTTTCATCTCCGAATATATCAAAGCAATATAGGTTATTGTATTCATCATCTGTTTTAACTACAAAAGATGTTTTTTTCCATTCTTTTCCAGCTTTACTTGTTCCTGTTTGAGTATCAAGTATGTTTTCTATTTTTCCTGTTATTTTCATTTTTATTTGTTTTTTGTTTGTTTATTATAATATCCGTTATTTAATCTTTCATCAACAAGGCTTTGATACGCTTCATCAATTAAATCAAAAAAATCTCTTGTTTCTTCTTCTTCATTCATAGTTTATATATTTATTGGTTAATCTTCGTTGTATGCTAATTCTTCTATTTCTTCAGAATATCCTTTAGGTTTACCATCCCAAGCTTTGTATTTAGTCACTAAATCAATGTAATCTAAGTACCCAGCTTCAATCATATTATCACCTAATTTAAATACTTTAATGTTATATGGTATTGTTTTTTCAACTGCAATAATATAGTATTTAGTATTTGGTGGATAGTTTTCAAGATACATTGCACCTTGCATTTTATAATCATTATAGTACATTTCACGCTTTAATTTTAAAGCATCTGTACAAGTTTTTATATCAGCTATCCAACCATCACCCACCATATCTACAAACCCTCTAAAATTAACTCCTTGCTCTGTCCATTCAACTCTTTGTTCTCGCTTTTTACATTTGCTTATTAAGTCCATAAACAGTTTATCATTAGCAACTGCATTAGTTATTTCTAAAGCATTATCTAATTCACTTTGCTTTATTATAGTTTTATTTTTATTTAGTTCTGAAAATTCAATCCAATCTTTACCCCTTCTTGTTTTACCTTGATATACTACGTATTCAAAATCAAAGGTTTCTGGTTCTAATATTATCTTATGAATTAAAGAACCAAACAGCATTGCATCCGTTCTTGTTTGTTTGCCTTGCCAATATGCAAGTAAATGGTTTGGTGAACGTTTAAATTGCGTTAATGCTGAATAGCTTAGATGATCTTTTTTCATAGTTTAGTTTTTATGTTGTTTAGAAATTTGTTCTAATAAAGTTTTATATGCTATTTTCTTTTCGCTTGATGTTTTACATTCATCTTCTATTAAGATTATGCGTTGGTCAATTGTTGATAGCAATATATTTAAATAGTATTGTTCGCTTGTATTATCCATTTTTAGCTTGTTTAAAGGCATCAGCTTCAACATCTGAATAGATACCATACTGATAGGCGTTAATTAATTTTAAGGTGAGCCGATCTTTTAATCTTTTTTCTGCCATTGCAAACGGATAAGGGGCTTTGCAATTTTTTGGAGATGCTTCACCAGTACTCCATTCTGTTCGGTCTTTTAACGTTCCCGTTCCCAGCATTGCTATATCTGTATCGTTATCTCTAATAATTTCGGGCATTGAGAATGTTATTCCCTCT